CGATACTAATTTCTTCTTACCCAATACTTCTTGTGAAATATAGTCTAAAGACATTGAAGGTAATGTTCCTCTTTGAGAGTCATTCCATTGTCTTTCAAATGCTAAGTCTAGTGATAGAGTTATCCTACCGTTGATAGGTTGTTCAATAGGAGTAAAGCCTTTTTCACCATAAGCAAAAGAAAAACCATCCTTGCTCTTTTTGATTCCTTTAATGTGGCCTGTTGGCGACATAATAAGAGGATTCAATCCAACTGCACACGCTCTTTCTAATAACTTAGGAATATCTGCAAAGTGTCCAAACCATGCAATAAGCATATCTGGGTCTTTTACAATCATTGTAGTCATAAAAGATTCAATCATATCTTTTTCATTGTCAAAAACCCATGAGTCATATTTTGGTAATGATTTGCTAATTGATTTGTGCATTTCACCTGTGTATAAATTTTCTTCATATTCATTAGGAAACCAAGCCCACTGATAATACTCTTTATCATAATTATCATAAACAACGATAGTAGTAATCTTATCATGGTGTTCGCCACCTTGCGCCCATTCCATATCCCAATACCATTTACGCATTTCATATTCGGGCATTTTATCTAATTCATCAACACAGTATCTAAAGTGATGAGGAACATCTGCTTCAAAGGTTTGACCGAACATTTTCTTTGCGTTTTTAATATCAAAAGATGTTTCTACATAAACCCTTTTAAGCGGCTGTTTATCAATATTAACCCACTCGCCACGAATATACTCAAAGTTCCTAGTAATATACTTAGACGCTTTGTATTCTCTTGGCTCATTAGCCTCTTCCTTAACATAAAAATAAGGCCGAAAATCCTCCAATGCGTATTTCTTTTCACCGTTCTCTCTCCATGATTTATAGATGGTTTTACCATCATTACATTTACTTATTATCATTTACATTCACCCGCTTATATGTGGTGCTTTTAGTAGCATCCTATCATTAGATACTAATAAAAGTGGATGGTCGTCTTTCATATAGACATTAACCATTTGGTCGCTCTTAAAGAAAGCATACACCGGACTACTGAACTCAACAGTAGCAGGTTCTCCTAATGGGAAAACAGGTGTAATAACTTCTTCATATTTGTTTGTTGCATCTTGTCTTGTAGATACAGTTAAGACATTTTCATTGAAATCTAATTTATAGACTCCGCTTTTAACTAATTCGCAGTTCTTTATTGTTTCTTTGAATTGAGGTTGAGTTAATACAAAAGCCCCTTCAAACTTAGATTTACCAAAATTAAATAAAGTTTGAGGTTGAACCTCATATCGTATATGATTTAACATGTTCTTTAATCTACTAATAGCGTCTGCATTAGGGTGCAACACTACTAAAGGAATAGACGCAGTTCTATTTGTTCCATGAGGTTCTGTTGTAATTGTAATAAAATCACCCACATTAAAATCAACTACTCCGCCAAAAGACTTTAGATAAGGAATAATTTTCATGCTATCAACACAAAAATCACCATCTACGCTTTCTCCTTCTAAGGGAATATCAATCTTTACACAGAAAGAGGGGCTACCGTTCCAAACACTTAGAACGCCGTCTTTAACATAAAGACAGGCGTATGTGCCTAAATTGGTGTTTCCAAAACCACTATTAGTAGTTCCTTTTCCCTTAACCATAACGCTTTCTAATGCTTCTCTTAGGTCGCTTGAATCTACTTCAAACTTCAAATCAAACCCTCACGCAATTCAGGAATACCGTTCCAAGAAACCTTACCTGCACCAACAGTTAATGATTCCCAAGACTTACCTACAAGTTCTGTATTGGTTTTACTGCTTAACAGTTCAGCCTTATACACAACATCATTCTTCTTGCGTGTTCTTCGGGTTGTAATAATTTGATGGAGATAATCTCCCCAATTATGCCAGTTTGGTTTAGAACCAATTACTTCTCCAGTTGCTCCGTAATCAGCCTTTGAATGCGTAATATAGATTTGGTCGCAATTTAGATTCTTGCACATCATCAAAAGGGAATAAAAAGGAGCGTTTCGCTTTCCCCATTCAAACTTCATCTTTTGTGGTTTTCCAATCTTTGAACTTCCAGTTACATGAAGTGTGCAACAATCTAGCCACTTATCAATTCCATCAAATACAAACAAAACATCTTCGCCTTGCTTAATCTTTTCTTTAACAAAGAGAACAAAGTCTTCGGAGTTTGCTTCGGACTTTTGAATATCTAATTCACCGTTATCATTTCTTACTTCAGGATTCCATAGTGTAATTCTATCGGAACATTCATGGTTTTGTCGCCATGTTGGTTCGCATCCATCATCCCAGTCTAAAACATAGATTTGCTTATTAGGAAAATCTAAGGCTAATCCGCTTTTAACTGTCTTAGGTTCTCCCCAAATACCGCAGATTAATCGGTTGTTTCTTCCAAGTCGTTCTTCTGTTTGCTTCGTCAATTTGCTTTGAAAGGCCAATACTCTTGCATTGTTTATTACCCCTTCATCTACTGCTTTTTTCTTATTATTATTGCTTGTTAATCCCATAATATCACCATTCTGTTATTAGTTCTTTATTCAGTATTTCTAGTCGCTTACCTTTTAGGTTAGACCACGCCCGAATAAGCGTGTTTAGGTCTGTTAATGAATCACATACATATCTACACTCTTTTGTGCCGATATGTAATTTAGTCCAATAAGTTCCTTCTTCTTTGTCATTCTCTTTCCAAGTTACGAAATCAACCGTTTCTAGGTCAATTAGATAACTATTTGCTTTTAATAAATATCTATTTTCTTTTATGTCTTCCATTTTTATTTCCCTCCAAAGGGAATAGGCTTCGCACCTATTTGAGTCTCAATTACTTCCACAAGTTCAAACTTACACTTGTTATATGCTTATTCCCGACATGAAATCTGTAATGTCGCCAACACATCATACCGCAACTAACGAACTGGCTAAAAAGCCAATACGACATTTCTACGGGGGAATAATCGGAATATCAATCAAAACCAGTCAAAGTCCTCTTCAACAGGTTGAGATACTTCAACAGCAGAACCATGTTTAATTACACAGTAAATACCTGCAACATTGATTGTTACGGGTTCTACTCCCTCATCAGTAGTTCTTTGGCTTGTTCGGCCAACAACAATAACTGATGAACCAATACCGAAATCAAGTTTCAAGTGGTTAGGAATCCAACAAGTTGTAATTCCATCACTTTCATAATCTAGTTCAGCATTAAGGTCGGTAATATTAATGATTCTATTACCATTCTTTGTAGGAGTCATATTCATATTACAGACAGTTCCATCTGTTACTATAAATCGCTCTTTAGAAGGTAATGCTTGCCTACTAATATGTGCTTTATTCAATTCAACAAGAGGAACAAGATGAGAATTGAAGTTGTTTCTTAGACAATCTTCAAAGTCAAAGTCCTTCATGTCTCTATACAAGTCATTTTCAGTGTCCATATCTGCATTCAAAGTAAGTGAATCAAAGGTCATTTGTTTAGCACCATAAATATCAGTTCCATTAGAACCAAGAACACATAAGAAATGACACCATTCAAAACTGTTTGGTGCAAAATCTACTCCGCCTTGATTCTTGTATGAAAAGTAATATGGTTTCATTTCACCCGTTCCCAAAGAACCAAAGAAAACACCGCTTCTTCGCATTTGTTCAGGAGGAAGAGGCTTTCCGTAGTTATTATTCTTACCACCGTTCATATAAACAGCAGTAGCATCTAAAGGAATATAGAAGCGACCATCTTCTGTTTCTTCTGCACCCGCAGGTAAAGTAGTTACAGTTTTCTCTTCATATTCATTATTATGGTAGCGAGATACAACCCACTTACCAAGAGCATTTTGATTAGCAACGGCAACAATACCCTTTTCTAAGGCATTGTCAGCATCACGAATAAACTCTTCTTTTGCTTTCATTCTGTTCCAAGCCATCATATCTCTCGGTGCATCTAAAGAAACAAAGAAACCAAACGCTGCTTTGTAAAAAGAGTCGTCGCTTCCGTTTTCCGATGTTGTTTCCGATTGTTGGCTTCTCTTAGCATTAGCCACAAAGTTACGCCAAAGACCCTTACTAATTGGGTTTGTCATTTCAATGCTGTTTTCCGAGCAAATCTCTTCAAACTTAGCCATACCTTCTTCTGCTGTAAGTCCAATGACTTCAGCACCTTTTGTTATTTCATTCTTCATATTTTCATCCATGTTAATTCACTTCCGTTTTTTTTTGTTTTTTGTTCAATTCTATGATAATTGTCCTATTAACCAAGAGGCTAATACTTTTGGAGTCATAGTGGTTGAACGCCATTCGCTTTCTCCAATAGTTCTAAGGATTTTAAATTTCAATGTATTCTCTAATTCTGCTTTAATTACAGCATCATGTAGCCCAATACAGATTTCACGGATGGAAAGCCCATCGTGTAGTAAATTGTGTATTGAGTCTAGTGCAAGGTTATTTTTATTTACAATTTTCATTAATAATTTATTATATTCGTCTAAACCAATATCAATTTGAGTCTTGAGGGTGGAATTGCTGGCTTTTGCCGCTTGTAGTTCCGTAATCGCCCTCCGCATATCACCGTTCATAGCATATATAAAGGAGTCCAATTCATTTTGGGAGTATTTATTTATACCTTCTCGTTGAAGGATTGATTGTAATACTTGTAAGATTGCCTCATTAGAGAGAGGCTTGAAATGATAATTTGCACATCTACTTTGAAGCGCAAAGATAATCTTATTTCTATCATTACAGGTAATAATGAAACGAACATTGTTTGCATAACGCTCCATAATCCTCTTCAAAGCATTTTGAGCATCTGTTGTCATACCATCCATTTCATCTAGTAATACAATTCTAAATGGAACACCGCCAATAGTTCCGCTTTGGGCGGCATTTTTAATTGTTGTTCTAACATTTTCTAAACGCCTATCATCCGACGCATTTACTTCTATAAAATTATCTTGGAAGGCATCTCCTAAGATTTCTTTTGCTATAACTAATCCGGCTCCTGTTTTACCATTTCCCGGATTTCCGTATAATAAAAGATTAGGTATATTACTTTCTTCTATCCAACCGATAGCATCTAAATTAAAGTGTTCTTGTCCTATAATTTCAGTAAGTTTATTCGGTCTGTATTTTTCTGTCCATAGCATTTTTATTCCTCCATATATTTGTATTGTGTATTTTACACCAACCATTCTTTTCAAATCTTTTGTTTCTGAGCAACTGCCCTATTTGATTAGATGTGAATGAGTTTGTTCTATTAGATGGGGTTTCTTTTTCAAGTTCCGCCATTATTTCTTTACAAGTCATTTCTTTATCTTGTAGGATGTTTTCTATTCTATATACTAATTTTCTTGTTCTCATAGAAACTCCTCCAATGATGATTGTTTTATCCTAATCGGGTCAGTTTTTCTTCTTCTTCTTTTTTCGCCTATTTTAAGGAGACGGCATTCTCCATTATTTAATTTCTTTTTGGCGTGTTCTTTGAACTCGTTATCCATAAGAAGTTGCTGTAAGACCTTTGGGTTTTTTACTCCAAGTCGTCTTGATAGTCTAGGTATTTGAGAATACTTTTTTCTTATAGGCATATTTAATCTATCAAAAGAATTACCTCCATGAGAATAAGAAAGCATCTCATAGAAATACCTTTGACTCCAACGGCGTTTTACTACGCCATCAATAAAAATTAATCTATTTGGGTGCATATTTTCAACTAGCCAAGATAGTATTTGAGTATCTGCTGGCTTGTTGAAGAGTAATAATTTAGCCATTAAATCTCTATCCTTTTCTTTAAGAAATCCCCTTACTAAAGAATAGGTATCACGCTCAAATGAAAAGGGGCTTAGTGAGTGGGGTGCTGTCTGTTCAATGGATTCTCTTAGGTAATTCTTAGAACCTGCTCTTTTAATCTTACACATATCCTTTATTTCTTTAGGAACTGATTTTTCATTTATAGAAGTCAATACTACTTGACCTGTATAGTTCCTAATAATATTTAGAATGCTGTCCTTATCAGGTTTAAAGTGAACATCTTCAATAATAATTCCATGCTCCACAGGAAATGAACCTACATCAAAATCAATATCATTAGCATAGAGGACTACTGGGTTTTCTACAAATGTAAGTGCTTTGGTTGATTTGCCCGTTCCTGTTTTGCCTGTTATTAATATGGTTCTATTATTATTCATAGTAGTTAATCCCATTAAATTACCCCTTTCAATTCAAATATTCTTTCCATTCCTTCGGCAGTTTTATGTTTGTGATTAGATATTAACTCAACTAATTCTCTAAACTCTACCCATTCACCTTTAGCATGGGGTAGATTTTCGGGAACTAGTTCTGTTAGTTTAAACAAGTTCTTGATTCCTCCAATTTTAAGAATTGGTTTTGGCCGACTTTTACTTTCTTTTTGTTTAATACTACAAGTGATTTGGTGCTGTGCTAAACTCCTATTAACCCCTTCAAGGAAAATAGAGTCTGCTCTAATTACTAATTTAAGCCTTACTCTATAACCCATAAGAGAATCAGTCGCTCTTTCAATATTAAAATCTACCTTAGATGAACTAAGTAAGATTCCAATTAACATTTCTTTACTGAACATAAAAATCAGTCCTGTATATATTCAATGTTTGAAGGCCAATATCCAGTAGGAGCAGTATTAGTTTCAAGCCAATAAAAGTGAGCCGCAGTTATACGACTATCTCCTCTTTCTACCGCACTATTATGAGCATTACTTACTAGATTACAAATAGCAGTTTCTACCCATTCTGCAATAAAATACTTTGCTTGATTAGAAATCTGTAAATCAGTGCTTTCTTTGATTAGTTGAGTGACATTAATTTTAGTGGTAGGTTTGTGAGTTTCTGTCTTTGGTTTTTCAGGTGTAATGATTTTACCGTCTTTAACAAATGGACAGTATTTTTGTAGAATTAATTTAGGTCTACCTTGTTCATGCAGAATATTCTTCAAGTGAGCATTTCCCTCGTTATCTATTCTAATACACCTATATGTGACTGTATCTATAATTGTCATATCTCCCTGTTGAATCATTCTTCATCCCTCGCTTGTTCTAATAGTGCTTTAATTAAAGATAGGTCATGTCCTTTTTCAAGAAGGGTAATTGCTGTTAAAAGAATCTGCTTATATCTTTGCTCTCCTTCAATATCAACTTGAGTCGTTAATCCCAAGTGTTGAATAATCTTTTGCTTTGCGTTTTTTCTTTGATAACTATATTCTCCTTGTTGGTGCATAAGAACATGTCTTCTTTGATATAAAGAATCCATATTACATCTAATAACTGTTAAATTAGTTTTACACTGTCTTAGTCCTTGATTAACTTGCCTCATAGACATTTCCGATATTTTATAGTTTTTACCAAAAGCCCCAGTCATATATTTTGTATTCCATTTTGCTGCATTTTCATCTGCTTTCATTCTAATCTCTCCACATCTTGTAAGGTATTAATATCTGCAACGAACTTATCATCACGAATACGAACACATCTAGGAAACCTTAGACCTAAATTGTCCTTTTCATCTCTTGAAACTAAATCAGCCTTTACTTCTAAGACTACAATTGGTGAAACAAAGAATCTCCCGTTATCAAAAGACTCAACATTTCTTCGCAAGGTATTAGTCAAATTGACTAAATCGCTATCGGAGAAGCCTGTTCCGCACCATCCAACTGAATGATAACCATTATTAGCCCTCACGCCTAGTTCATAAGTGCCGAAAACATTGGCTCGCTTTCCTTCTCCGTATTTAGCGGAAAGGACAACAACATCAAGGTTTATTTGCGGAGGTTTGTATTTAGCCCAGAAAACGGAGCGTTTTCCTGATTGATAAGGTTGGCTTGCATCTTTAACGATGATTCCTTCAAAGCCTTCATTGATTGCGTCATGGTAAAAGGCCATAATGTCGCCTTCTGTAATTCGGTGTGCTTGATTAGGCAGGTCTTTCATTCTCACCAACCTATCAGTGTATGATAAATCCATAACTGTTTCGCTATTGAGCATGAGACAATCAAAAATAACCCATTCTACTTTGACTCTTTCCATAGCCTCTTGGATATTCTTAGAATGAACCCTTGTTCCCATCTGTTTATGAGGAGCAGGTGCGCCATTTTCTAGAATAGGGTAGATTTCACCGTCTAAAATTGCATTATTTATCTCATATTCTTGCACTAATTCTACAACATCGGGGAATTGATGAGTGACGATTTTACCTTTACGGTTAAAAATCATCGTCTTCTCGCCCTCAATATGTATTTGATACCTATTACCATCGTATTTATAATCAACAACAAAATCAGTCGGCCATTTATTCATCGGAACTTCTTTAGCAAGCATAGGCTTGATGAACTTTCCGTAAGTTAAATTACAAGGAGGATTATTACCCGCTTCATAATACTGACAAACTACTTCAACAGAATTGAAGTTCAAATGTTTCTTTACATCTGCTTGCTTCTTATTGTAGTATTTAGCAATAATCTTAGTGACTGTTCCAATGTTCATTCCATTACGGGGAGTTCTAAGCATATATCTGACAAACCAACGACGAGCGTTGGCTGACATAGCCAATACTGATTCTTCAATCATTTTAAACTCATTAGAATCAATTTTTCCACAGTCCATTTCTAATAAGCGAAGAACATATTGAACCGAAAAGTTTCGTTGCTTCTCGGCGGATATATCTAAAAAGTAAATGGCTTCGCCTAAATCATTATGAGCCGCCATTAAACCTTCTATTTCATCATCAAATACATCAAATATTTTAGCCATCCATTTCTTTGCTTTGGCTAATCCTAAGTTATTTGCATTTAGTTCATCTTTATTTAAGATTGTCAATACTAATGATGTATTGCTTTTCTGTGTATTAAAACTCTCCAAATCCCGTGAAATCCGAGTTATTTGTTGAGTCTGTATCATTTGGTCTGTCGCTTGTAGCATTCTGCTCATATTTTCCCATGTCATTGTTAATCACCTTTTCATTTTTATTTATTGTTATTACCAGTTCTTTTAATAGGCTACTGATTTTCCCATCATGCTTTTCGGCATAAGTCCACATAGCATTTGCTAAATAAACCCAATCTTCTTTTTTCATTCTTCTTCACCGTCAGGCTCATTTAATCTTTGTAAGAGTCTTAAGAAATTGTGCATCATTTGTTCAACAACTACCATTTCTTCTTGTAATCCCCTTTCCATAAATCGGTGCATCATATGAATCATAGATGCTTGAGTCATAGCGGGTGCTAATTTGGCTAAAGAATTGTTATTATAAATCTCCCAATAACAAACGAATGATGCTCTAGCCAAATAGTTTCCTTTTACTACATCATTATAACCTGCGTTAAAATGGTCTAGTGCGTAGTCTTTTAGACGCTTCTTATTTTGTTTAGCCCACTCGTCAAACTTCTTATTGTTTGTTGTAATTAAATATAATTTATTCATTCTTTTCACCATCCATAAACTCTCTCATAGCCTGATAGAACTTACCGAAACAAAGGTCAATATGTTCTTTTTGAACTCTACAACCTCTACCACCTTTAGGCGGAACTGTCATTTCATCTTCAACGAATTGTGCAAATAAATCAATTATCTTACCTGCACAACTACCAAATCTAGGAACTGCATTGTTCCCATATTGTCTCTCTTCATTTGCTTTTCTCAAACTAATTTTAGCCTGAACTTCACTTACTCTTTTCATCAATCTCTCTCCTTAGTATATCTAATAATAATTTTGCTTCTTCCATGTTCAAACGAACACCTTTGTTTGTTGGCTTATCATTTCTAAACCAACGAATATCCAAGACTTCAATATTCCAATATTTGCCCCTTTTAACTTTACAGTCCATAGTAGCATCACGGACAATTGTTCCTATTACAGTTAATTCATCACTCAACTCATCCACCCCTGTTTGAACTTATCTAGTTCTTGTTTAGAAGTAAAATAGCGGGGTGTGTCTAATTCATCAAGGCGATTAACTACCCAACATACTCCGCCTAAAGACGATACTTGAACTACTTCAAATTGGCCGTCATTAACTTCAATAACTTCAGCCGTATTTACTTCAGGAACTAAACCATATTTCTTAGTTATTTCCTTCGCTACTTCATGAATATTTTCAACTACATATTTGATAATATGCGCTCGTTGAATGGGTATTTTAGGTGCTACTTCTATTGCTAACTCCCCAGTCATTTTACAAACAATACATTTGTTTCCTTTACAAATAGGGCAATTAACTCTTGCTTTATGAGGGGCAGGTAAAGTCACTGTAATTGCTTTTTTCTTATTCAACTTCTTCATCCCTCCTAAGTTTATCTAAACACTCTTGACACATACCGTATCGGCGCATATAATAGGCATTACATTCTTCTTTACATAAAGAACATTCCATTACTTCACTCTCCTTGTTTCAGGAACTAAATGCCCTTGAAGATTTCTAACAAAAATAACCATTGTTCCATCTACATAAACAATAGTCATTCTTTCTATTTCTTTATTCATATTTATTCCTCCACTAATACCGCAACTTCCGTTGAATAAAACAACTGAGCAATAGACATAGCCGCTAAGAAACTATTCTTAGTTACCTTTACAGGGTCATATACTCCTGCTTGATGTAAGTCAGAATACATATTTGTCAAGGCATTATATCCCATATTTTTGTTATTCTTTCTTAGATTAGTTAGTTCGTCTGCATCAAGTTCCTTAAATCCACCATTTTGTTTTAAAACTTCTAGTGGCTTAAGTAAAGCATCACTGAACCATTTCGGCATATCTCCATTATTAGCAATATCAAACAAAGTCATACCGCCACCGAGAACAATACCTGATTCTAAGGCCGCCTTAGTTGCATTGAGAGCATCATCTAATCTTTCTTTTGTTTCTCTCATTTCCATAGTAGAAGAAGCACCAATTTGAATTGTTGCTACTCCACCATTTAAGCGAGAAATACGAGACTTAACTCTTGATAGTTCGTGTCCTTTAAGAGTCTTGGCTAATTCTTTAAGCCCATTAATTCTTTCTTTAGTGTCTCCTTCTCCACCAATAATAGTTGTTGTTTCTTTAGTGATTACTACCTTACTACAATTTCCTAAATCGGTTGTTGTAAATACTTTAGGGTCATCTTTGCTTTCTTCAACAAATACATTTCCTCCAATAAGAGTTTTAATATCAGTTAATTCATCAAGTTGAGCGTCACCAAAATTAGGAGACATGACTACTGCACATTGAACAGTTTTATTTACTAAGTTCATAACTAGATTGTTTAGTGCGCTACCATCCATTCCTTTACAGAATATAATTAGAGGTTGATTATTAGCAGCAGAAAACTCAAGTAAAGGCATAATGTCTGAAAACTTTCTAAGGCTTAAGTTGCTTAAGAAAATCAACGGGTTATCAAACTCAACCTTGCCGTTTTCAGTATTGCACATCAAATGACTAATATAACCCTCATTGATTTCCATACCTTCTCTATGAACCATTTCAGTATTGTAGTTCTTTGATTCTTCAACTGTGACAATACCATCTCTACCGACCATATTCAATGCTTCTTGTATAAGATTTCCTAAATACCTGTCATTGTTTGCAGCAATTGTGGCTACATTAAGAATATCGGTGTCTTTTACTTGAATAGTTCTATTACCTAATTCATACAATACTTCTTCTCTTAAGGAAAGAAGATTGTTATTCATAGCATGAGTAGATACTTTGTCATATTTCATTAAAGAATGACACAGTGCTTGAGCAAGAATACAAGCAGTAGTAGTTCCATCGCCTGATTTATCTTGTGCTTGACTCGCTAGATTTTGAACCATTTGAATACCCATTTGAACATAAGGGTCTTCGTGACTAATATATTTAGTAATAGTCACACCGTCGTTAATAATAACGGGAGGGTTATTCTGTAAAATAACTGTCTTTGCTTGTGGCCCTAGCGTCGGTTTAACTGTATTTGCTACTAAATCAATTCCTTGTAATAGTTTTTCTTTGACTTCTTTTCCTTGTATAATCATTCTTCCACTCCCAGTAAATACTCTACTTTGACAAATATAAGGTCATCATGCGTTGGTGAACGGTGTCTATCATCATAGAGAACAATTTTTCCCTCTATCTCAGGATATTTAGGACATGAAAGCACTAAACCCCGACCATCAGTTTTAACCTGAATACCCATAGAAGAAGTAGAGTTTTCTAGTTCTATAATTGCATAATCACCTATTGCTTTCATTCTTCTTCACCTACATCATTTTCTGCTACACGAACCCATGCTTTCTTTCCTTCAGAAACCCATGTATATACATGCGTCTTATAAAACTTATCAAGGTCTTTATCTTTTTGAGTTCTTTTAGACCAAGTAATTCCCATGTTATCTCGGCGTTTATTTAAATCATTTGGATGATTAGCCACATGTCTTTCTGTTCTCTCAGTAAGAGACATTTTTTCATATTCTCTCATAGGTATTTCTTGGTATTTGTGTGCATTACTGTCGCCTTCCTTCATTCTTCTTCACTACTCCATGTTTGTGTTCTTGTATGAGAATTACTCTCATAAATATCTAGTTGATTAGGACTATTAACTGTCCAAAAACCATAATGACCTTCACCGCCAAGAACATACGCAGTTTCCATCATAGGTTTATTATTAAATCCAGCAATATTTTGCCAAATTGAAACAGTATTAATATCTGTTCCGCTAAAATATGCCGCACCAAATGGGTGAGTATGAATCCAACAACGGATAGGAAATACTACACCATTAGGTAGTTCAAACTTTTCAAACTCTACATAGCCCGAAGAACCAGTTGTCACGAAACAATTATTCTTTCCATCAATAACAACTTGAACTTCAAGATTAGGTAGAATAACAGTGGATGCTTCCCAAATATCTGCATGAAAAGATAAATCATGCTGTGCAACATCTAATACATCTTCAAAAGGAACACCACAACTAATGGCGTTTTCAGTGGCGATTCTATTAAATGAATCTTCAATAAAAGTAATTGCTTCTTTTCTCATATCCTGCATTTGATTTTCATATTCAACCATCATTTCAAAATCCTTTATTAGTTTATCATCATTTTTATTTTCATTCCCATTACCCATGATTTTCACCCCTGCATCTTGGCTTTCATCTTTGCTATACGCTTGGCTAACTTGGCCTGTTTTCGGGCCTTACGGCGTTCTCTACGGCTCAATTTAACCGGCTTTGACTCGGCTTCCTTTCGGGCCTTAATCTCAATTGAGGCTCTCATAAGCATCTCTTCATGCTTAGGTTGTGTGCTATCAACCAACTTTTCTAAGCGGGTTGCGATAACTCCGTATGAACGATTATACCTATTTCGGGCTTGGTCTATTGAAAGTTCATAAAAGTTACAAACTAAATCATAATCTTCTTCTTCTGTCCAACGAGGGGTATAAGTTTTCTTAGCCTTTGTTGTTTTCTTCCGAGGCTTTGGCGATTCTGCTGGTTTTGTTGCATTCTTAGCCGCTTTCTTATTCTTAGTCATGTTAATCTTATGATTATACATTCGTTGCTTTACAGCACTGGAACTCTTACCTATCTTTTCAGCGTAGGCAATTTGTTCTTTACCACTAGTAATGGTAAAGAGTCCAGCGTGTTCTTCTTCTGTCCACTTTTTATTGTGGATTCCTTTTCTGTTTGTTCTTGTTTTCATATTATTCACCATATTTTCTTTTATCTTATTCTTCAAGATTTCTTGTTGTTTTTGAACTGCTTTTTCAATTTGTAGTCTTTCATTGGTGGGGTTGCAGTTCTTTATAACCCACTCAACTTGTTTAGCATTAATTGTTCTACCAAATAATTCTTTGAAACCTTGTTTTGTTTTCTTTTGGCCTAAAGAATTAAGGAAACAACCATGTATGTAATCAATTTCTTCTTGTGTATAAGGTTGTTTCAAAATAACCGTTCTGAAGTGTGTAGAAAGCCCATTTGCATTTTTCTTAGTGTTAAACTTTTTATTAAAACCAGTGGCTATTCTAGCCCAAGTCCATTGGTAAGCAGTTCGCTTTACTACAATATAAGCATTCATTTCATCAGTCCAATTAAACTTATTCATACATTCACCACCATATATTCTCGCACTTCTTCATCATTCATATATCTTTGAATCCATTGTGCGCCAATTCCTGCAATTGCGACTTGCATGAAATGAACATTCTTATTTGTTCCATCCCATGAATCTCCTTGACATGAATATGACCTATCATCACCCGCTAAAAGCATATCATACATTTTTGGGTCGGCCTTATGACTCACAAGTGCGGCGTTCCTACCTTGCGCTCTTAAGTCAAGCCATTTAAGACTTGTGTTGTATAAAGTTCTTCTTACTCCCAAGTTATCAACACAGCAAATCACCAAATCATATCCTGTCATTTGTCTTTCAGTTAATACTGGGTATTTACTGAAATGTTCAACTGATTTGTAAGAATCCATCATAACACTTGCTTTATTCTGTCCAACATGAGACTTCTTAAAGTTTTGGTAAGTTAAGTTCTTTGCTTCTACACTATCGGGGTCTGCAACAGTAATGTTATACATTCCCACTTTATCTAAGAACTGAACCAAAAATGACCCAATCCCGCCTGTTCCTATAATTAATATTTTTCTCATATTTATTCCTCCTTAATTTCTCCACATTTAGTGCAGGTATATTCATCTACTCTTTCTTCAATTTTTACTGCATCAATACCATATCCATCCCAAAAGGAATCAATATAACTGTCAGTCTTTTTCCATTTGTGTTCACACATCTTATTCACCTTAAAACGATTTACCATGCATAAACTCACGGCTTTTATTATATTCAATCTTAGCGAGAATCGCACCCGCTATATCTAAATCTTTACCAAACGCATAATCCATAATACGAATTACTGCGTCTGCTAATTCTTCTTCTAGATTAGTAAACTCCATTATCTTATTTGATGAAGGGTTTCCTTCTCTTAAGGCTTCTAAAGCCTCACTAATCTCGGCGTGAATTAACGCCATTCTTTCACCATCATTCACTTCTCCTTTCCAGAATCCATGTTCAACGGCATTCTTGTAAATCTGCTTTGCTATTTTATTCCATTGTTTTTCAAATGTCATACTGTCACTTCCTTTCTAAACTTTTTAGGAGTGCATTTACCTTTATGATAAATTGACACTTCTAATTGAGTTGGTTTTTCAACAACGATTCGGGCGCATTTTCTACATACTCCCATATCGCATTTTTCATTGTCGCACTTTGTAGTGCCTTTTATTCCACATATACATTCCATATTATTCACCTATTTTATTCAATTCTTTTCCTTTTATTTCTTCTAATGAAACACCCAAGAGTTCAAGAATTGCTTTTGTTTGTCTCCAAATAATCCATCTTGAAAAGCCGGTTGCTTCTGTGATTTGTTGTTTTTTAATATCTGTTCTTACATAGATATTAGCGGTTATCCATATAATAGCCGCATAGTATGACCTTCCTTTATTAAAAGTAGAGTCTTGTATTTTAGGCTCAAAGTGTTCTAATACTTTGAGACACTGGCGAGAGAACTCCAAATCCACTGATAACTTACTTAATGTTTGATTAAGTAAATACTGAGGATTTACTGGAGTATAATTCACGCTATTGCGAAATAACTGATTTATTCTTCTTACCAGTTTTTTGACTACTTTAATATTGGGTTGAAACTCTTTACAAACATCATTAAATGTATAAGGTGTTCCGTTTTCTTTCAAAGCATAATAAACAACAGCAGTTGCTCTTGCTTCGTAAGGACTACGCCCAAAAGCACTTTTATTGTGTAATTGCATATAAAGAGTCTCTACTCTTTCTTTTAGATTTAGTTGAGGAGCCACTTGCGATAGCACCATATTACAGTGCATAATACCCATTTGGATATGTTTAGGAGTTACACTGTTCTTTCCAAATCTATTGAACTTGAAAGAACCTTTACCCGTTATGACAGAACCTAGTTGCCCTTTATCGGCGGAGTGTTTTACAACACCTGTTGTATTTAAAATATGCACAGTTTCTTCAAACATCTCAGTGACTAATACTAATCCGCAATCAGCGCAGACTTTCTCGCCTAAGTTTTCATCAAAAGTATTTTCTTTACAGCCACATTCATCGCAAATCATCGTTATCAACTCTATATTCATTCGGTTTAGTCGTAATATACGACTTAATGGTATTTACTATTTTTATTGTCATTGAGTCATTTAGTAATGCTAATGCTCTTCCTGCAAATTGGTCGCCTAAAGGAGAACCTTCGGACATATTATCTATACAAATCGGCCCACGCCAAGAAGGTTCAATAAGTCTTTGTTCCCTTATTTCTTTACCTTCTTCGTCTTCACCGACTACTACTAATTCTTGCTTAGGTTGCCAGATAAAGGTTGAAACCATTTGAATACCTGATTTATATTTATTATTTGTGAGTTTCCAATCATAATGTTTTCCACGAATATATAGTTCAAGTAAAGTTCCATCATCATCATATACTGCGGTTAATCGGCCTTTGTATTGAGTAAGCATATCATTCACTAATTCAATCGCTCTTTCATCTACAATGTCCTGCATTCTGTTTTGTTGTAGAAATGCAATCATAATTTTTAATTCTGAATCAGTTGGTGAACGACCCATTAAACGCTTATACAGCGTAGCAGGAGCAAGTCGTTTCCATTTACCTCTTGACTTTCCATGAATATAGAAATTACAATAAGTATCTAATTGTTGTGGAGTAATTTCTCCCCAAACACCGTCGCTAATTTCCATAGCAAGCATCTTATCATCAATTTGAACTACATTAAGACGCACATCAATTCTTTCATAATCTTCGTGAAAATGATAAGGCGCACGATTTTCCATGCAATATTTTACATTCTCAGGTAATTGTAATGTTGCATATAAACCTGATAATAATTTAGCAGGTTCTGTTTCAAAACAAGATTTAAAGGTTACTCTTGCTAATGCCGAAGCAATTGTAGCAAGACTATATGATTTACCGTTTAATTGATACCTAATTCCCGACCTTGATAGAACTACTGGGCAACCACCAATCATAATAATATGATTAAATGTTTCACCGAATTGGATTGCAGAACGATAGTAGCGTCTTCTACGGCCACCTCTAGTAGATAGACAGGATTTCCAAAAAGATTCTAATCCTGCTTGAACAGGGTCTTTTTCGCTTCTAATAAAACTTACACTATATTCTTCAGGAAAGTCATATGAAGCACAAGTTATCTTGGTTGAATAATATTGGTTACTATCATCTGGTTTACTTATCTTTAATTTCATTATATCACATCATATAGACATTTCTGTCATCATTATCACACCTATCGTGTATTTCTTTTTTAATTTCTTCTGCGTTGAGCAACTGCCCACCACATACCCGACAACGAGTTGCTATCGGTTTATTCCTACGCTTGTTGTGCGTATATTCGGGATTCTTCTCTTTCATTGTTATTCCTCAATTTATCTATTGTTATTTCTCTATCTTTGCAGATACGGCATCCATCACCTTTACAATTTACTTTGTGATATTCAAGTGTCTCTCTTGTTTTTTTATATTCACGGATAATATATTGGTTAAAACCAATAGTGATTGCTTCCTCTATATCCCATAAACATTCCTTTAAAGTAGTATTTAACCTATGTATTTTTTCTCTATCATCTAATAAAGATGATGAGACATTTATTGCTAATCTTATTCTACTAAGAGATTTATCTGGAAAGTCTCTTATCATTGTTATTACTGTATCTAAATACTCTTCATAATTTTTGAAGAGTTTCATAATTTTCACCTAATTATATTTCACAAGCCCCACCTGCACAGGCTATTTCACCTGACAAGTCAGTATCATCTTGTAATTCAACTATTTTCTTTAAATCAACTGATTTAAGTGATTCACTTAATTTATTGTAAGTTGCTTCATCACAAGTTTCAAAGGGTGCTTGAGTATAAGTTCCTCCATCATACGGAAGAACAGACAGTCCATTATAATAATGTCGGTTTAACCACATCCAATCTGCAACAGATTCCCATTCTCCCTCTTTAATTGAAATTGTGGCTGAAACATTGTGTGTATTTAATCCATCGTTATGTCCTGCCCGAACCCAGCGAATACTAAAGTTCTTAACTCTTTCTAATAAATCAAATACTGATTCGTGCCGAACAATTGCATTTTCTGGGGATTTTTGAGGCACTGAAATAACCGCCTGTGCGTGTGGATTGAAATACTCATCTTCAACCAGTTCGGGGTGATTTTCTGCAAGATAAGAATATATTGCTTCGTTCTTTCCTACTCTTAATCTTCTAATGTAATATTCATCATGGTAGGCATGAATACCGCTACTTGTTCCTAGAACCAAACTTGTAGTTCCAGCAGGTTTTACACAAGTTGTTCTTGAAGCGGGTTTGATTCCAATTATCTTTGCAACCTTTTCATTTTCTTTCTTTACTTCATAAGCGGCCATTTCTAAATCTAAATGTTCTACAACATTAGAAGCAATTCCTGTCATTGATACACCTAATAGGGCATCTTTTTCAGTTGCTTTGCGCCATACTTCTCTTAAATAATGAAAATCAGTATAACCTGCTTGTAATGTTCCTAAGAAAGCGGCGGCAGAAACTCTTGATTCTAAGTCTGCTTGGTCTTCAATGTCCGAAGCATTAACTTCTGTTAAATTACAAAATTGATATGGTCTTAGTGCAATTTCACAACATGGATTAGTTCCCCAGTCTTTATCATTATTAAAATAAATCCCAGGTTCTCCAGAACCAGATGCTTTAATTCTGTTCCACAAATCCATAAAGAACTCTTTAGTTACCCTATGTCGCAATAAAACAGCAGAATTGTTTGCTCTACCTCTTTGTGGGTTGTTTTCCCACCAATTACCCGCTTTAGCACCAATCATTCCCATATCATCAGCACTAAATAGGCTAATCATAGCGGCACGACGAATACCTCCACTTAATACGGCATCAGCAATATGACACATAATATCATGACACATAATAGAATTAAGAGCACTTTCTCCACATCTTTGTAGAATACCTTCTACTTTAACGAGACATTCTCTTAATGGTTGTGGGCCGGGCGCTTTTCCACCAGATGTTTTTAATAGACTTCCTTTCGGTCTAATATCAGAATAATCAAAAATTGGAGTTGATGTTCTAATTCCCATATAACATTCCATAAGGGTTTTAACAGCATCAGCCCAACCTTCTATTGAGTCGGCAATTAAATATCGTCTTTGACGATTTGGATTAGGCATTTTTAATTCAGGTAGTTCTTCAACATGGTGTCGTTGAACAGAATAACCTACACCTGTTCCGCCTAATAATAGGAACATGGCTTCGCTAAAAGCAAAATAAGAATCAATCGGCATGTATGCACAATTATAAACCCTGTTTGGGCTAATTTCAATTGGCTTACCACCAAATTGCATAGAGCGCATAGATGGTAATACTTTCTTTGTTCTTACAAAGTGTTCATACACTTGTCTAATATCATCTTCTAGCATTGGATATGTTTTGATGTGCATGTTCATATTTCTTTCAACAATTTCATCCCATGATTCTCTCCGTAAGATTTCTGGGTTGTATTTCGCATACTTCATATGCACTGTAATATCGCTTAAAATTTTTGTATTGGGGGCTTGAGTCATTTTTAACACCTGTATTTGCTTCTTTTAGGTAATTTATCAAGAGTAGTAAATGAATATAACCAATTTTTTCCATCAGTTATAACCCATTCTTTCTCTTCTAGGAATACCCATTCCTTAAAGTGCAGGATAGCGTCTTTACCACATGAATTAAGTAATTCTTCTGTGGATAGAAAGACACGCCCTGCGTAGTCTATCCGAGTAGTGCCGTCGGCATAAATGTAGCCCTTCTTTCCGAGGGCCAATTTGTGCATCGGGGGGTAGAAGTCGGGCTTTACTACTGCTAAATCATTTATAATTAAAGCGGAGGCATAACGCCATCCCTTCAAATCTAGCATAATTTTTAGTCCATTTTCGTTAATAAAATTGTTTAAATCGGGTGTCATCACCCAAAAAAGGGGATAAGCCATAGGCTGACTAAACCTATGCCTTACCCCCGAAGGAAGAAAGTAGAAATTACTCTACCTTCAAAGGTTTCCTCCGACAATTGCGGGTGTCAAATCAACTGATGTTACTTCATCCCAGTTAATTGATGCGATTTCTTCTCTAGCAACCATTTCACCATCAATAAAAGCCCAATGGGTCGGGTGGTTGTTAATTTGTTCAATAATGGCTTCATTGTCCATCATTACTTCTGTGTGTCCTGTTTCATTCATAATTCTTAATTTAATCATCTTAATTCACTTCCTGTGTGTTCTCTCTACTTCTTCCAAGTATATAAAGGAGTTCACTACTCTAAGGGGTAGTCGGCCTCCGATATTGCCGCTATTGCAGATAATCCTCCAATGCCTGTCGCTATTACAGCAGTAGCAACAACCGCTTTTTTTCCGAATCCAAAAATTGATTTTAGCCATTTCTTTTCTTCTTCATTGAACCATTCTTTAGTCATTACTCCATCTCCTTCATAATTTTAACAATACGAGTATTAAGCAAAGTTATTTGTCTTTGTATTTTCTCTTCAAACTTATTTATCTTATCTAACAATTCAGATGTTAAAGACTCAATCTTTACTGCGTTTTTCTTCTCAATTTCAGAAAGTAATTCTTCATTGATAATTTGATTCATAATATTATTTACTTCTGCACCGATAATAGAAGGAATATTGTCCATCCATTCTTCAGTTTTAATGAGTCTGTTTTCTAGATTTTTAACGATATTTTCTTCTCTTTCTTGAAAGCGAATCATTTGCGTTTCCTTCTTTCGTTGATTAAAACACTCATAACATTGTGTTTCCCATCTTGCTGAATTAGAAGAACGGGTAATAAATAACTCTTTACAAGTTCTACATGTTTTTTGTATTCCTACCATATTTATTCCTCCCTATCCATTTTCTCAAATGCTCGGTTTTCTTCTAGATAGCCTGTAAGAATAGCGTCCATCTTTTCTTGTAGGTTATCAATAATACCTGCAATTGTTCGTCGGTGTAGGCTAATCCAAATACGGTGATGTGTATTCACCATTACTTTAGGTTCATCATTCTCGTTTTGAGTAATAATAATTGGAGGCATTTCCTCCGTATTTATTACTCTAAACTCTACTGGCTTCGGTTGGTTATTATTATTTAACATATTCATATCATCATCTCCCTTTCTTCTGTTAATACAACTGGGTGTTGAAAGAACCTTGATTCAAGTTCTCCGTCTTCGTTGTAAATATCGCCCACTAAATGTTCTTTAGCGAACTCAAATGCTTCTTGCGTAATTGCATATTCTTTTTGAAATGCTACCGGACTAATATCAAATAGCCGTATATTATGCTTTTTAAACTCACGATATAGTGATAAGCATAGTGATTTAATCGCATTAGGTAAATGCTCATCAGTATTATACCCCACTCCATGTGCGTCTAAAGCATCTTGTAATTCTTTTTTCGTTTGAATACCTTCTCTAAAGAGGGTATTTAATATAATTGTCTCTCTCGTTTCTCTATTTGAAAACATTTTTATTCCTCATTGTTAATTGCCCGTTGAAACAGGACTTGATGACCCCTTATAAAGAACGGAAAAACCCTTCCGGTATCTAAAAGTTGGTCTTAATCAATAAATGGCGGGCATATCAGGATTTGAACCCGAATCTTCGGCTTAGAAGGCCAAAATGCTATCCTATTACACCATACGCCCATGAGCCATTTATTGATTTGCATACGCTGAAGCCAACTGTAAGGCGTTCATTGTATTCTTGGTTTGGATTATTACATCAATCCGATTTAGGTCGTCTTTGGGGTTTCTATCCACCCCATTAACGATAAGTTCTGCAACAATTTGTGCTAATTTTTGCTGACTTACGCCCGCCATTGTGCGAGTTAATTCGTCTTTCAAGTGGTCTTTGTATTGTTCTTGAATTAAACAATCCATGCATTCTATCCTTTCCATAATTTCTAAACGGTAATTAGGAACTTCATAATACAGTTCTCCATGACATTTTTCGCATGGTTCATCATGGTGTTCTAGTGAGTTTAGATAGTGTTGTTCTTTTGGTGAGTTCATATTTATACCCCTGTTGGATAATTTTGATTATTTTTACATGTTTCGCAGATACTTTCATATCTTGTAAAGTTATTACAATTTTGCGTTTGACAAGGTGTTGATATTGCTCCACACATTAAAAGTCCTCCGTTAATGAGAACAACTTAACTCGCTTTTGATTCCAATACTGGAGAGCAATCATAGCAGTAATACATAGATTATAATTCTTTGCTGACTGATTAACAAAATACTCGTCTGTCGCCATTTGATATAGTAATTTAGCGGCTTGAATCTTTTCCAAAACAATTTTTTCGTCTATTGCTTCCCAACGATTACCGTATTCTTGCTTCAAAGTATTTAGAACTCTTTCTTCCATCTCACTGTGTCCGTATTTATTCATACTGAATCCTCCGCTTTGTTTTTTAGTTCTGTCAAACACCCATAACAATATGGGCGTTTCTTACTTACTACTGTATTACATCCGATACATCGGCTTTGTATTTTAATTTTCATATTTATTCCTCCATTAGTATTTTAGGGTATTTTGGTTTCCTTGCATTATAAGCACGAATGCCTACATTGTATTTTTTAGCAACCCAATTTACCGGAAACCATTCGGGTTGTCTATCTTTGCGCCATTCGGCTATACGCCATTTACCTTCAAGGTAATAATGACGATAACTGGCGATAACAAAATCCCAACCAGTCCAGTTAGGGTTTTGCTGTGAATATTCATCTAAGTCAATTCTATAAGAATCATCCATAGCAATAGATACTGGCGTTAATCCGCTATGAGGAACACTGAAAGAATCATTCTCTTCTAAATGTTTCATTCCATTGATAATTCTATCATGTGAACCATGTCTTTTACCATAACGATAAGTGTATTCTTCACAAAGAGCCACACCATGTTGATAAAGCCAATGAAAGTTAGCGATAGATTGCCTCGCCCAAATGGTTGAGGGGTGGTTTAGCATCGCTGGCTTCATTAATTCCATCCCCAACCTAAAGTGAAAAGCCTTAAGGTCTTTCAATTGAGGTTCTTTACCGTATGTTTGAACATATTTAAAGTAAAGAATGTTAGTATGAAGCATTTGACATGTTTC